CCTGATGTGAGTGAGATCCCTGCCAAGTTCTCGATGGATGTCAGGTATCACCCCATACCAAAGGGTGAGCACTTCGCATTCGATGCCAGTGACGAGATCATGCGGGAACTCAAGGCACAGTGTGACGCTCGGCATGAGCAACAGTTCAAGCAAGCGCATACAAACCTGTATGAGCAGCTGAATGAGCTGACCAAAGCATTCGAGGAGGCAATGGCCAAGCAACCTTACGAGAAGGTTGACAAGGATGGGAACGTCAGGGTTATCAAGCCCAAGTTCCAGACAACCACACTCACCAAGATTGAGGAGCTTGCCAATAGAATACCCAAGCTAAACCTAACAGGAGACAAGAACATTGAGGAGCTTGCGAACAGTGTGAAATCCACGCTGTTGACACATGGAAGCTCCGAGTTACGAAACAACCCATCGCTTCGAGAGCAGAAAGCTATCGAGGCAAGGGCGCAGATAGATAAAATACAAGACGCTATGAAAGGTGTTTACTAATGAGAATCGCAGAGATCAAAGACAGTATCGTTAAGCTGGCTCAAATCAGAGAGCCTATCATCCTAGAAGCTGGCCCCGGTGTTGGCAAAACTGACACCGTTATCGCAGCGGCCAAAGACATTGGTCACGAGGTCATTCTGTACCATCCCTCAGTCAGTGACCCCACTGACTACAAGGGTCAGCCGTTTGCCTTCCAAGACCAGACAGGTCAGGCCAAGGCACGACACCTCCCTTACGAGGATCTGGAGTCCCTCATCACAGCAGACAAGCCCACCATCGCATTCTTCGATGACATGGGTCAGGCTACGCCAGCAACCCAAGCAGCTATCATGCAGCTCTTCCTGCAACGTCAGGTGGCTGGTCACAAGATCAGTGACCATGTGTGGTTCATGGGTGCTACCAACAGGGCTGAGGACAAGGCAGGGGTTGGCTCCCTGCTTGAGCCACTCAAGGGTCGCTCTACTATCCTCCACCTTGAGCCACACATTGATGACTGGTGTGGATGGGCTTATGAGCAGGACTGGATGCCAGTATCTGTCCCCGCCTTCCTGAGGTTCAAGACTGAGCTGCTCAATGCGTTCAAGCCTAGTCGAGACATGAAGAATACTCCGACGCCACGCAACTGGTCTCGCCTTGCCAAGAAGGTATCCATTGACGTGACAGGTATGGAGTTACTTGCTGGTGATGTGGGTGATGCTGCTGCGTCAGAGTTCCTAGCATTCTATCGACTGATGGAGAAGATGCCTGACCCTGATGAGTGCATCAAGAATCCCAAGACTGCACCTGTACCTGCTGCCGATGAGGTTAGCGTACTGTACGGTTTGATGGGGGCACTTGCCCACCGATGCGATGGCAAGACCATTGCGGGTATCAAGGAGTACCTTGACCGAGTTGGAGCAGAGTTCAGTGTGATGTGCATCAAGGATGCCATCGTCAAGCATGGTGACAAAGCACCATTCACAAAGACCAAGGCCTTCCAAGAGTGGGCACTTAAACACCAAGACGTACTTGGTATGTACACCTAAGACTATGATAGTAGCAACCAAGATGCAGAAGGCATTGACTGCAGTGCTCAATGCCGAGCCGTTCTATGCGACCATCCTATACAACCTCAAGAGGATTGAGTGCAATGATCGGCCAACAATGTCCACAGATGGCATACATCTGCGGTACAACACGGACTTTGTTGAGTCCCTTACGCCTGACGAGCTTGTCGGTGTGCTGTGCCATGAGGTGATGCACGTTGCATCATTGCACCACACCAGATCTGGATCACGAGACCACTTCAAGTGGAACGTAGCTTGCGACTACGCAATCAACTCGATCATCGTTGATTCAGGGCTGACCCTCCCAGAGGATGCCTTACTCGACGACAAGTACAGAGACATGTCTGCTGAGCAGATATACAGCCAGCTCCAGTGTCCTGACCAGCCCGAGGGTCGGCCATCTCCGCAAGGCGGAGGGTCTGGGGGTGACTGCGATCAGCAAGGACAAGGACAAGATGATCAAGAGTCAGACGGCCAGCAACAACAGCAGCAGCCACAGCCACAGCAGCAAGGCCAGCAAGACGCTGGTGGTGGTGAGAAGAAGGCTCCCGATGGAGTACCTCAGTGGGGTCAGGTGGAGACGCCTACCAACGATGACGGATCAGCCATGTCTGAGTCAGACCTGAGAGAGGTAGAGGAGAACGTCAAGATCACCCTTCAGGAAGCAGTCACCGCTGCCAAGCGGCAAGGCAAGCTACCTGCTGGCATTGAACGACTGGTCGAGGAGATCATGGAACCCAAGGTAGACTGGCGTGCCTATCTGTCTAGGTTCCTGTCAGACTTCGCTCGCAGTGACTACTCATTCAGGTTCCCCAACAAGCGGTTCATACAGAGCGGGATCATCATGCCCGGTCTCAAGAATGAGACGTTCGGAGACATCGTGTTCGGTGTAGACACCTCTGGCTCTATGTCAGAGAAAGACATGAACGACGTACTGTCCGAGGTGGTTGGTGTGATGCGTGAGCTTGAACAGGACGGCAAAGACCCTACGATCAAGGTGCTGTGGGCAGATACAGAAGTGCATGAGCAGGATGTATCTGACGCAGATGAGTTCAAACCAACAGGGTGTGGCGGTACGATGTACAAGCCTGTGTTCGACTACATAGAGGAGAACGAGATCAACGCCAAGTGTGTGGTGTACCTAACAGACGGGTACTGCGACGACTATGACTACGATCCCGGCCTGCCTGTACTGTGGGCACTGACCAGTAAGTGCCGCTCATTCGAGCCGCCCTTCGGAGAGGTAGTGGTAATAAATCAATGATACCAGATGAAGCACCTCCCACCTCTGAAGAGGTGCAAGAGGCAATACTAACTGTCGCTAAAGAAATAGAGCGACTGAACCCAAGCACAGTGAGACTAAACCTGATGACAAGGAACGATAAGTGCATTGATTCCATCATCAACTTACTGAAGGTGATTGTTCACCTTGGGTCAGAGCTTGAGGACGCGCTGGAAAGAGAGCGCAAGCTGCGTGACAGGTTCAGGGACAACTGATGAACCCAGTCAAAAGAAAGAACATAAGGAACAAGATGTTGAAATTAAACGAGGCAAGGCTTGTTGGAGACTACGCTAGGAGCAGGTTAACTGCTCCGAAGAGAGCTGGTCGAGTGCATTGCGTGGATGAGATACTGTACAAAGACAACCAAGAGGTTGCAGTCAGGTATCCAATCCCTGCCACAAGACGGGCAGCAATGAAGTGCCCCGAGGCTGGTTACAAACAGATAGTCCTAGTCTCAAGCCTGACCCCTGTGGCCAGCTTGATGGTTGCTAGGATGACATTCATAGGATCAAAGTCCATACTCACAAGCCATGTAGACAGTCCGAAGAAGGCGCACAAAGAAAAGATAGACAGCCTCAAAATTGCGCTTGAGGATGTGGTAAAGGGTAGGGCAAGGGTTAGGATAATGGGGAAGCTATCAAGAGCTTACGACTTAATACTGGCAGCAAGGCTGCTTGAGGACTCGTTTGGGTTCAAGCGAGCCAAGGTAGACATACCTGAAAAACTAATCACGAAGGCTTGCATGTGGGCAATGGACGATTGGACAGAACATTGCTCCCTGTATAAAGCCTTACACGCAGAGATAAAACGAAAGGAAAATGATTATGGAGCTTAATACAAGTAAGATCGTTGACCACTCACTAAACTCTCCGAGAGCTTTTGTTGATGTGGTTTCGGGCGGTGACGTTCAGTGCATGAACTTAGGCCCTCAGGTTTTCTTCAACGGTGAAGGAGACTTCATTGATCCGGCAACCAACCTTCAGATAGGCAAGCTGAAGGGCATCAGGTACAACGGAAGGCGGTACTACATGATGTTGTGGCAGGACAAGTACGATCACCCCAAGATGGATCATGTGTGGGATGGCGAGTGTCGGTATTCTCGTGAGCCATTTGATCCAGTCCTTACGGGAGACCATTCAAACGCCTACGACAGGCTGAATAACTTGCTTATCTCCTACATCAGGAATAGTTACGATCCTGAGGTTGAGCCAAAGCCTTGGGTGATTCCCGTGGAAGCTGATGATTTCTTCAAGAGGCGCAAGAAGCCTGACAGTGATGAGATGACATACACTGTTGATATGGACAATCTGAACTATGATATGTACTTCAGCACGACCAGAGGGGTCGGTGAAGATTACTGGCAAGAGCCGCTAAGGAGTGTGAAGTATACATTTAAGGCGATGAGAGACCTCCTTAAAGAGGTCAATGATAGGTGGCAGCAGAGGATGATTCTGGGAGTACCACTTCCAGAGCAGTGTGTTATACCTGACAAGCTGATGATGAAGCTCACCTCCAAGATGCTTAGTGGGCAAGAGCTTACTGCAACTCGCGGGAAGTACGATGTGGAGCACTACATGAAACCAATGCAGGAACAGCTGCATAAGTTCCACATCCTCAAGGATATAGAAAAGATCAACGCAGAAAGAGAGGTGTTAATTTGAAATGGCTAAGAAAAATAAAGTCGGAGGTAAAGATGCTGTGGTTTCTTTTCACACGCAAGTACCTATTCTAAAACAAATACATAACTCGTGGGATATACACGGAGAAAGCAGGCAAGGCTATGAAGACCGTTGTTCATGTGAATCAGCACATAATAAAATCAAACAGCAAGACGGGAGAGAGGGAGCCAGTCCTAACTGTGAAGACGTACAAGTCTAATGACTATGCACACAGTGTGGACATCAGTGGCCCTTGCAGAGTTGTATACAGCCCTGACAAACCGCTGAGTTGCGGGGCTAAGGTATGGATAGAAACAGAATCAGAGGTAAAAGTAATGGAGTATTAAACTATGGGTTTGTTAAACAAGAGGTTGCTGAAAGAGAGGATCTTGCAGATCGCCCAGAGCAAAGGGCGTAGCAAGTTCACCAGAGTAAGCATTACTGAAATGGAACCTAAAGTAGAGGCTGCTATCAACAAGTACTTGGACTCTTACATTCACTCCCTTCCGAGTGTTGGTAAGACAATCAAGTAAACTCTCAGCCGTAGGCTGATTAGTAAGGGATGGCCTCGCTGGCAGGTGTGTATGCACCTGTCGGCGGGGCTTTTACATTTAATAGATATGAAAAAAGAAACAACCGAACTAACTGAAGTACCTATCAAGGAGATCATTCAAAACCAGTGGGACCATTTCAAGGGCTTTAAACGCCCTCACGGCAACCCAGTATGGCCAAACCAGAAGCGGATGCACAACGCCCTGAACACTGCACTAAGGAACGGGGACATTAAAGGCCGCTTCGTATCCCCTCGCAGGGCTGTCGTAGATCTGTCCTCAGCAGAGGATTGGCTGCTTGACTACACTGCTGAGGCCGTATCGAAGGGACACGTTCGCAGGAATGAGAAGAACAAGAAGCACACCAAGAAGTTCCAGAAGGATAGAGGCAACTCGTATGTGCTCACTGCCAAGGGAACAATACTCAAGGTGGACAACTCAAAGAAGTTCAAGACCGCAGGAGACGCCGCACTTGCAGCACTAGCCGAGTGTGGAGCAACGCTATACAAAGCTGTTGGAGATAAGTTGGTGCCAGTTACACCCGAAAGAAAGGAAAACAAAGATGTCTAGGACTAACACATACCTAGTTAAGTTAACCAATGGCAAAGAGGAGGAGGTATATGCCCCCACCTTTATGCACGCCACTGCTATTGCTATCAAGCAACACAAAGAGAAAAACCCGGACGCCCCAGAGGGGCTGAACTTCACCGACATCATTGGCATTGATGCTGATGACATGGTGTCATGGTAACACATATAGAACAATGAACTACAAAGTAGGATTAACTATACACAACTGCTTCGATGTAGAGGCAGCTAATGAGCAAGAGGCTGAAGAGAAGGTTAGAACATTAGGAGTTCACGAAACCTTAGAAGATGCCCAATACGAAATAACCTATGTAGATAAGGACGACTAAATGGAAACAACTTACGCAAAAGTAGTGTGGGACATTGCTGACATAACGTCCACCTACGATGTAACAGAAGAAGAAGCCCATGAGTTTCTGCAAAACAATGAAAACCGATTGCAGGACTTAATGGTGGAGCGCGGATGGGATGCAATAGACACCTTCGCTGACATGGACGGACTCAAAAAGAGAAAGGAGAACAAGTAAATGGAAATATTTATTAAAATAAAAATGGACGGCGGATTAGTCAGCGATGTTACCGCACACAAGAAATGCCCGAAGGTTCTTGATACATCCGACGAGCATTGGGACGAAGGCTATAAAGTTTTTGAAGCAGAACTGGAGGACTAAATGGAACAACGAATAAACTGTAGACAATCAATACTGCGAGTTGCAGAGATCGCCGCAGCTGCAATAGATGAACAACCAGACCAGTACGATGAGGAGGATTCGCTCGCTGTTATCGCGGCCACTGATAGCGCATTCTTCATAAGCGGTGACGCTAGTGTACCCGTGGCCGTGGAGGACTAACATGCCTGAAGAGGAGAGCGACTACATTGACCCATACAATTCTCAAAAAGAATATGAGGAGATGTGTAGGAAGTACGGGGAGCAACCAGTATGGAAGCTGCCAAGCAATAACAATAACTTCGCCTCAGGATTCATGGATGGAGACCCCAACTACAACCCTGTGAAGCAACAAATAGCCAGAGCAATGTGGCTTAAAAAGAAAAGGAAACAATGGAAAAAATAAACGGAAGCGAGGCACTGGAACGTGCCATACAGTTACTCGCCAGATCAATGGAAGCATTCCCTGAAGACTTCACCACTTGGGATCGGGCCATTCTCAGTGCGGCCTCCAAAGCTGCCTCTGAGGTTGATGAGGATAAGTACTATCGCATCAATATAAAGAAAGTGGAAGGGGAGGAACATCGGATACTTGATATGTATAGGTAAGGAAACAATGGAAAAAATGAAGGAGAAGAAAGTAAACGGGCGTTGGGCCTTGGAGAGGGTGGTATCCCTGCTGGCTGACGCAATGGAAGACAACGAGCACAGGTTTGATAACGACGACCACGCCGCACTGGATGTAGCTGGTCAGATCGTATTCAGAATAGAACCTGACGAAGAGTATACATGCACCAATCCTTGGGCATTCAAAGAAGAGGATGAAGAATGAAATCAATAACTGTAAGAACCGTGATGGTGTTCGTGGTACTCAGCCCATTGCGGTGGATGGTGTGAGCAAATAAACAAACTTCTAAAAACAATGAGCATAACAATAGTTAAGGAGCGGCACTATAATGCTGCGTTAAACACGATGGGTAAGGTTAGTAAGGCTCAGGACAGGTTGATCAAGCATCTCTTAAAGAGAGAGGAGTTGATAGTGGAGCAAAGAAAGATGCAGGCCCATCCCTACACAAGGATGAAGGCAACCTCGTCAATGCTGCGAAAGATTAAAGCAGCTGAAGAAAAGGTTCTCAAGGCTGCTAAGAGTCTCTTCGGGAAGGGCTTTGCCGCCAAGGGCTTGGGGCAACTACTAAAGCAGCTAGACCTGCGTGAGATTGAAATACCTGAAGGCTACGAAAAGGAGGGCTGAATGACATATAAAGAGAAAGTATGCACTGTATGCGGATGCTCTTTTAAGGCTCACCCAAATGCTAAGAGATGCAATGAATGCGGTGGAAGAAACAAGCCGCCACCTAAGCGTGTTAAAAGGGAATGCGTAGACTGTGGTGCCAGCTTCACGGCCCCTCCGTCACACCGATACCAGAAAAGATGCAAGAAATGCAGTGAGGTCAGGGCTAAGAAACTGGATAGAGAAAGAATGCTAAGATTCTGGGCTGAAAAGCACAAAAGAGAAAACGGAAACCTGCCCAAGAAGCACAGAAGAATAACCTGCCCCGACTGCAATAAGGAATTTGTAGCACACTACGCAACCAAGAGGTGTGAGCCGTGCTCGAAAGCACACATTAACAAAGTTCAAAGAGGATCTTACAAAAAGTGGAGGGAGGTGACTCCTTGCAGAGATTACTTAAACATTAAGTGCGCTGATTGCGGTAAAGAGTTCTTCGGGTTTCATAAGAAAGTTAGATGCGAAGATTGCCAGAAGGAACGTAGAAGATCTTATGATAGAAAGAGGGCTAAGGCAGGGAAAGAAAAGAAAAGAAAGTATGATAGGAAATACAGGCTGAAGAACAAAGCGGAGCTAAAGCTCAGGCAATCTAAAGCCTACTTTAAAAGGAAGCTCGAATCCCCGGAAAGGCACAGAGAGATAGCTAAGTTAAACTCAATCCGATACTGCAAAAGGATGAAGGCTGCTGTTCTGCCAAGCACAGACATGGATAAAGTGGACGCAATATATATTAGATGCCTTAGGAAGCGGGAAAGGACGGGCAAAAAGTACGAAGTGGATCATAAGATACCACTTGTTCTGGGGGGAGCACACCATCAGGACAACCTAAGGATAGTTCTTGAGAGCACAAACAGGGCTAAGGGAGGTAAATTCATAGCCTCCATAGGGGGCGTGTGGGCCGACAATGATTTAGCCAAGAAAAACCGTAAGCTGTTCTCACAAAACGCGGAAAGAGTTTGACAGTACGCAGACTTGCTGTAGTTTGTTGGCGTATCGTTCTTACGATAATAGGAATATGTTTTGGGTCAGGCTAAATAGATACCCCCCTGTGCTATGCCGCCTCCTTGCAAGGGAGAAGCGGGGCCGACCCCTTACCACTGCGGAGATTGCTGAGAGATCAGGCCTTCCCCCGGCCAAAGTCGAAGCAATCTCCGCTTCAATTTCATGGGATGGAATCGAAGTCGAAGACATGAGGCGTTTTGTACAGGCCTGTGGCTGTGATTTCGATAGCCAGCCCAACATGAGAAGAGTAGAGGACTACCTTAGGAAGCGACCCAAGTTCACCTACTTAAAGAGATCCCCCCAATGGGAATCTTATTACTGCCCTTTGGTGGTTAAGTGGATGGACAGTAGGAATGGTTTACGAAGTTCCAAGCGAGCAGCTTAAGGCTGCTTACAGCGAAGATGAGCCCCTCCAAAAGCTACTGAAGCATAAGGAGAGGGTCTTAAAAACGTGGGAAAATAGTGAGAAAGAGAGGGAGGAATCCCATACATCCCTGAAGGAGGAGGTAAAGCAGGAAGCCGCACAGCTTAAGAAGTTGAATACACTTCTGAATGCCAAGCGCAGAAAGCTAGAATCTCTAGGGAAAAAGAGGAAGTCCCCATCAGTTACTGCTGTAAACAGGAGGATTGTCAGGCGTAAAGCTCTGGTGAGGGACAAACTGTTATCGAAACATCTATCCACACAAAAGGAGGACTTCCTCCTGCGTTGGAAGAAAGCACAAAATGAAGTTAATAAAGAAGAGTAATGGCTACTGGTATGCGAAAATCGTAGGCAATGATGGAAGGCTGAAGGAGATTTCAACCCGTAGCAAATGCAAAATAACTGCCAATAAGATGGTAAAAGAAGCTAAACTTGAGGAATTGGAGCTTGCTGCAAGGGCTCAAGTGTTGACGGCTGAAGCCATAACCAAGATAGTTGGTGGCAAAAAGGTCAATCTCACACAGGCCTTAGAGAGATGGGCTGAGAGGATGAGGCTCAAGGGTCGATCAACCAAGACTGAGCACAACTCATTAACAGCAGTGGGCAAATGGATAAGGGACATGAAGCTAGGCAACAGGCCACCGTCTTTCGTAGACATTAAGCATGTTTCCAAGTGGGTTAACAACCCCGCTTGGAGTATCAAGGCCAGCACTAGAGGGACATACCTTTCCTCTATCAGGAGTTTTATACAGTTTTGCGCTGACGAAGGTTGGCGTGTGGGCAATCCGGCTGAGGGGGTTGTTGTGTCGATGGACAACCTTAGCCATGCCCAGAAGGAGAGGCGCGAGGTGAAGCTATTCACGGAGGCAAACGTCGCCGCAATAGTTGCCGCCACGGATGATCCATTCTGGAGGTTCGCCACCTCCCTCTCCTTCACCACCGGATTACGACTAGGGGACATCTGTTCCCTTGAGCTGGACTGTTTCGACGGTGCCGACATAACCGTATGGACAGACAAGAGAGACAAGAGGGTAGGCCCGTTCACTATGGATGAGAGGACAATCAAGCTACTCATGGCCGTACCCATATCCAGTTCTGTATACATCTTCCCCAAGCACAAGGCCATCTACAGCACCAAGACAAGGAGGGCTCGACTTTCCTCGGAGTTTAGGGAGATATGCGACAGCGTGGGCCTGTACGAACACACGTTCCACGGCCTCAGGCACACCTACGCAACCAACGCATACAGGTCTGAGGAGAACAGCGTACTTGTAAGGTTGCAGAAAGAACTCGCAGGCCAGAAGGTATCTAAGGACATGGGGCACAGCAACCTGTCCACCACCAAGGAGTACATCCATTAGCCCTGAACTCAAATCCAAGATAGAGACAGCAATCAAGGAGGCAGGCTCCATGAAGGGTGCTGCTATCCTCTTGGACATGAGTTACAGCGGCCTTAGGTCTATGGTCCAGAAAGACCCTGAACTCAGGGCAAGGCATACAAGACCTAAGGGCAGGGCGAAAGCCGCCAAGGAGATTGATCAGCCAGTGTCTCAAGACATGGTTGAGCTTGGCAGAAAGCAGCAATCTCAGGCCAGTGACAGCGAAATACTCCTGCCTGAGAAGCAGGTGTCCGAGGCCCTTAGCAGGGAGGATGAGAACCTAAAGGACGGGCTAACCGCAATAGGCCTGTCACCTCAGGCTACCAAGAGCGCGGAAGCCCTGCAGAAGTTTCACAACACACACTTCACCAAGGCCGTAGAGATCATTGGTGGAGGGATGACAAAGACATTTGTCGAGATAATGGCCTGCATAGATGACATAAACAGCAGGCTTGAGGACGGTGGTTTGACGCTGGAAGAGGAGCAAATGCTCCGACAAGATAGGTCAAGGCTGCTTGAGATACAGGGAAGGACTTACGACAGATCCCTAAAGGCTGCAATGACTCAGGCCGTTATAGCTCAGAAGCTATCCGAGGGAGGCAAGGGGGAAGAAAGCAGGGGTAAGCCGGGATTTAGGCCGATAGTTAACGCCATCAAGATTGAAGCAGACAACGTAAAGGTTTCCTCAGATGATTAAAGAAGAGGAGATTAACGCGCTGGTCTCTGCAATAGACACCCCGCCCGAGAAGCCATCTCAAGACGCTGATGGGGATTGGTATCCAGACCTGAACAAGACTCAGAAAAAGATCTTTGAAGACCCCTGCAAGTTTCTCTTAGCTTACGGTGAGAAGGGCAGCGGCAAGACAATGGGCCTGCTATACAAACTTGTCAGGCACTGCTACGAGAACCAGAACGCTCTCGCCTTAGTTGTTTCCCCGTCCATCAGGACAGGAAAGGAAGGTGTGCTGCACGACCTAGAAACCCTCGTCCTCCCCAAGTGGAAGGAGGGGATGGGTCTGGAGTATACTGCAGCCAAGCTGGACCCTAACACCAAGGACAGGCACTTGTGGATTGGCAACAGGTTCAATGGCTGGTCTAAAGTCCTGCTGGTTTCCATCCCCTATAAGGAGGCTGTTGAGGCTAGGATCAAGGGCATGTCCCCCTCATTCATATATGTGGATGAGCTAACCAACTGCAACGGAAGGGAATACTTCACCTACCCTGCAGCCCAGTTAAACCGTCGATCAAACATCGAGGGGCCACAGCAATACACCGCAAGCTGCAACCCAGAAGGCCCATCAAACTGGGTATACAAGGTATTTTTTGAGGATGTCTTGGATGAGGAGACAGGGGAGTCTGATAAGGACTTCGGAGTCTACCATGTCCCAATCTCCGAGAACACCCATCGCCTCCCTGAGACATACCTCAAAAGTTTAGAGCAGATCCTCAAGCATAACCCTGTAGAAAGGAGGAGGCTTATCCTTGGGGAGTGGATAGACAAGCCTTCAGGAGAAGCCCTGTTCAGGGAGTACTACTCGCCTGAGGTCCACAAGAGAGGGAACGCGGTGACAGGGAAAGGCCTGCTGCCAGTCAAGGGGCACCCTATAATCGTGGGCTATGACCTAGGTCAGGTGTTCTCTGCCGTGACTTTCCTGCAGTCCATACCCACAAAGGATGGGGCTATATGGACTGTGTTTGATGAGGTTGATTACTTGGGGGAGAAGATTCTCTATAAGAACTTGGTGAGAGAGATCACCGGAAGAATGGACTACTGGAGCAGGAGGCTCGATCACGACTTCAAATTCCACCACATCTCTGACGAATCCGCCATCAACCAATGGCATCCCGGCGGTGAGGGAAGTTACGACGCTTGGGATGTCGAAAGGTATTCCGAGGGCAGGATAAAGTTGGTCGGATGCCCCAAAGGGAAGGGGTCAGTGGAGGCTAGGGTCAGGCTGCTGGCAAACAAGCTGGTGGCTGACGAGTTCTACGTTTCCGATACATGCAGGAATGCTGTGGAGATGCTGCACCAGCTCACGGGGGACAGGCAGAACCCATCAAAGCCCAAAAGATCCAGATATATTCACAAGTTTGACAGCATTACCTACCCAATGTTTAGGATGGAGCTATCAGGTAAAAAGTACTTGAGTGTTCAGGAGGTAAGGCCGAATCTCATAAAGTGTGGCGTCGATTAGAAATACACCTTAATAATACACAATGAACATGAACGACAAACTATCGTTGGACATCTCAAATGACCCCGAGATGAAGGACTACCTAGCTACCAAGTCTGTAGGGGATGACTGTGAGTTTACGATAACGGTATCAATGGACGAGAACACTGGCGAGCAAGCTGTGTTCTCCGTGAAGGATGTGGCTGTGAACTCTTACAAGGATGAGTCCGATGCCCCACCCCCTCCTGCTGACGCTGGTGACGCGCCTGTGATGATGATCCTCGGCAAGAAGCTGGACACCCGCAAGAAAGGTGGCGACAAATACTAAGCTAAGCCCTCTTGAAACTGGCGGATCAGTCAGGCTAAAGAGGTACTATGACTCACTAGGAATCCCCGGAGTCTGGGATGCCATTCGTGTTAGGAGATTATGCAAATTATTAGAACTATCGGAACTGGAACTAGGCACAATGTTCTGCATACCACATTCAGCAATGAAGAGGTGGCTCAAGAAGGACAGGTTCCCTGCCTATGTGGCTCTCCATTTTGCACTGCTGGAAAACTGGGTTGCGTGTGAGCGCATATCCAAGCAAGACCCTACGATTAAATTCCCATGATTGACTTCGACATCCTCAAGGAAGCTGGCACTACAAACGAACGCCTGCGTAAGATACTCACCTGCACCGACACAGAGAACCCAGATCACAAGATTCGTGAGAAGATTGAGGACATGGTGTCGTCTCGGATGACGGAGCATGTGACCTACTCTCTCAGGAATCACCAGCTATACAGTGCTGTAGACATGGCTTGGGATTCCAGCCCGATCAACAAGACCACAATGCCTCTGGTGCTGTACGCCCAGAAGCGCATCGACATGAAGTCATGCGCTAAAGCACTTGAGGGAGTGAAGTCTCTTGAGCAGTACGCCAAGCGGGATGAGAGCGGCAAGATCGTTGACATCGACCTGCCTAAATTCTTTGAGGTCAACGTCAACTTGGTGAGGTCGTTTGTTACACGCAGGCTTGCTGCACAGGTGAACAAGTACAACAACCTGTACCCGTTCTTTAAGTATGAGAGTCGCACCACCGGACCTGTAGGAAAGCTGAGGGCCGATGCTCTATCCCAAAGGATGGACATCATGGCTGACCAGTTCGACTACAGGCACTTCCAGACTCAGGCCATTAGGGACATGTTCCTTTACGGCCACTCAGTTGCTTTCCCCCGTGCGTCTTGGGAGAGGGATGTGCAGTGGACAAAATCCCCTGTAGCTGAAGCCTTTAAGACTGATGGCAGCTTTGAGGGAACCATCCCCAAGGTGTCTAGGGTTACTAAAGAAGGCCTCGGGTGGATCACTCCCCACCCCTCAAGGCTTTTCTGGGATAACGCCTACCCGCTTACCTCTATCAACACTGACTCAGGAGCAAACTACTGCGGGTTCTGGGATGTGGTACGCTACGGTGACATTGCGGACAACCCGGCATTCTTTAACCGGGACGTTGTTGGCTTCAGCGATGCGAAGGACTCGGTGTTTGTAACCTTCTCTGATTACTTTACCCAGCACTACACAAAGATTACCCCCGCATCAACGATTGCGGACCCATCAGCGTACAATGACAGGGTTAATAATGTAGGCAGGTACTCAGGCAAGATGGCTGACGCCTCGGTTATCGTGGGTGAGTACTACTGGAAGTGTAACCCCAACGAGTTCGGCATAGGGGACTACCCGTACCCAGTGTGGATTCACCTCAAGGTGGCTGGCGATAACACAATCATCTTTGCGGAGATCATGCCAAGCACACCTGCTGCAGTGTTCTCCTTCAACGAGAATGACTCACGGCTGCTCAACCTGTCAGTGGCGCATGAGCTGATGCCTTACCAAGACCAGCTCACCAACCTGATGACCCAGCTGCTTGAGACTGCCAAGGCAGACCTGTTCAGCGTGGCTGTAATCAACTCGGACATATTCCCCGACACAGATGAGGGGGCGAAGGTGCTTGAAGACTTCAGGAACACGATGGCTGGCAAGAACTTCTACGCCTCCACTCATGTCCTCGAAGCATCGTTCCAGAAGCTGAGGGATCTTGGCATTGATCCTAGGTCGGACAATGTTTTCAAGGTTGTGAGGAGCTCACCCAGCACTGCGCTGACAACCATATTCCAGTCCATACAGAACTTGCTGGCAACTGCCGAAAGGCTCATGGCCCTGTCTCCACAGGAGCAAGGGCAACCTGCCCCACGGGAGACATCGGCAACCGAAGTAACAATCATCAACAACACCACCGAGTCTGTATACAACTTCATCAGCGAATCAATCGACGAGGGTCGCGCTGCAATGAAGCGCATCTGTTACGAGTGCCTGATAGCCAAGGGTGCTAGTGAGGTGTACCTCCCAGTGGTTAACAGATACACCGATGATGTTATTGCGAAGGCTGGTTTCCGATACGTCCCAGACGAGGATGAAGCAGTTAGCTCAGTCGGCACTAGGAGAACCATTGTCGGCACAACATCCAACCTTATACACGACTACATCTTTACGAGCCGCGATGGCTCTGAACGTGCCCTCAATACAATGTCGGCACAGAACTTGATTCAGTTATTCCAAATCATTACTCAGTCTCAGATACTTCTGCCTAACATTCCTAAGGACAAAGTGTTTGAGATTGTTAATGAAATCTTCCGACTGCTCGGCGCAACGGACCTGCGACTGCAGGCTCCTCCGGGTCAGGAAGGTGACAGTTTGCTAGAGGGGGCTGGGGGTATGTCGCCTGAGGCTATTGAACAAATAGCTCAAGCGGTACAGCAAAATAGTCAGGACATTCAACAAATAGCTGGCGTCCTTCAGGGCGGCGGCGCACCCCCAAACCAACCCCTACAATAACATGAGCGAAGAACAACCGCAGCAGGTTGCAGAGCAGCCTGAGGCACAAGAGCAAGTCACTGACGCACAGCCCGATCAGGCCGTGCAGGAATCTGAAGATCAAAACTTCAACGGGCCTAGGTCTCGTGAAGCCACCCCTCCGCCAGACTATTCTGAGCCTGAGGATGACGGAGGCATGAAGGACCTTATGGTATCAAGGCTGTATGAGGACATGGGTCGGGTCGTTAATGATACTAACGAAAGCGAACCAGAGCCAGATCCAGCACCGGAAGCCGCCCAAGAAGAAGCACCTCAGCCCGAGGAGGCTAAACAGCCAGAGGCTGTGGAAGAAGAGCCAGCCCGTCGCACTACCACCTTCCAGTCAAAAGACGAGTTTGCTAGGGAGCTGACCGAGAACCTTAGGGATATAGTCAGGAGCGAGATCCCCCAGCAACGCCCAGAGCTACCAGTCCCAGAGCCAGAGGCCAAGCAGCCAGAGCCTGAAGAGGATACCAGCGGACTGCTTGAGGAGCAGAAGATGGAGCTTGAGCTTGTCGAGTACGCCGAGAATCAGATGCCTGATAAATACAAGGGCTACAAGAAGAACCTACTCGGCTTCTATAAAGAGCTGGATGGCTGGATCGCAGAGAGGTCTAAGGAAGATGAGTCATTCAGCTACGAAAACAATGCTGAGCAGATCGAGGCGTTCGTATCAAATAACAAGCCTGTGATCTCCCCTGTTGACGAGAGAAGGCTGGAACGCCAGATGATCCGCGATCAGGCCATGCAGGAGTTTGAGAAGAAGTCATCCAAGAAGTTCAAGCAGCTTGAGAACAAGACTCGGATGATCGAGGAGGCCCCGAAGATTAGGGCGCAGTCCGATCAGTTCAGGGCTTCAGTGCTAGATGTCGAGGGTGTTGATGCAGCCAGTCTAATAAAGGAAGGCAAAGATCAGGAGGCCTATGACAAGTACCCAATGGAATCTCAGGTGGCTAAAGATGTCAGCGACAGAACGTCCAAGATATATGAGGACTACCTGCATTACGAGAAAGGGCTTACAACCTTTGAGCAATCAAAGGAAAGCCTCTCACAGTTAGATACATTCCTGTCTGAGCAAGGCCAGTTCTTTGCTAAGAACGGAGGAGACCACAGGTATAGGGATGGTAAGTCATTTCTGCCAGTGGCTGAGTACAATGCCGCAGTAAAGGCAGACCCCAACAAGGCCTCAAGGCACTGGACTTTTGACTCTTTGGATGTCAAAGAACTGCTCGCAGCGGACGCTAGGCTTAGGATTAAGCAGTCGATTTCGCACATGGAGGAGCAGATTTCTAAGTACGGGTTCGTGAGAAGGCAACCTGATTCCACAGAACCGCAGAAAGAAGTGCGTCAGCAACAGAACATAGAGCCTGTTACTCCGCCGAAAGCTACGGTAAGCCCTGCTCCGGGGCAAGGCGATTCAGGGGTTACTGGGAACCCGGACCATCCGGGTAACAATATAATTGATACTCTAGGCCTGAGAGAGCGATTCCCAGAGTTTGTGGAATAGGGAAAAGTAAATACTTTTTCTTAATTTTGATGCAACTCTGTATAGGAATTATCGTCAGATGTAGTATACATTAAATCGTTATGGCATTTCCTACCAATAACTGTGACCCACGGCTGATTGTCGTGGACGATTCCACGGGTTGCACGCTCACTCGGGCGAACATCCGTGCCTTTACCAAACAAGACTTTGAAGACCAAGGCTTCAAAGAAGTAGGTATGGACCGCATCATTGCCCAGACCAAAGAGGCTCGCCTCGCTGGTGTGCGTGAGCGTACTCTTACAGACCTGCTTCTCTCCAAGCATGTGGCTCTTCGTGAGTCTAGCGGTGGCGGGAACAAGTCGGTAATTGCACCGTACACTTTAGTTCCTCGTCGTAACGTCGTTAACGCTAACTACTTCGCCATCGAGGCTGGCACTGCCAACTCGGGTGCTGGCAGCGGAACAAATCACGCAGGCTTGTGGGACATCACTGTTAACACAGGGGTTTCCACGTTTAAGTCTGGGCTGAAAAACCTTGAGAACTACTTCCTGCCCGGAAGCTACCTCCTTGTTGAGAACCTCGGTTCCTCCAGCGAGGCTCAAACCGTTCAGTTCAAAGTGATCTCTGCTACCAACGCAAACGCTGGCGGTGTGGAGAAAGCCACTGTGGTTGTGGAGCCGAACAACGCATCTGCTACGTTCGCCGCCTACACCACTGCTCAGAAAGCTGTTTTCCAGCCGACTGGTGGCACTGTTACCCTGCTCGCCAACAGCACCTCGGACTACGAGAGCTACTGCCAGCAAGGCCCTGCGGTTAACGATCTGACCTTGATCGAGTACTGGCAGCAAACCACTCGCTGGACTCACCAGTACAACGATGAGTACCTGAAGGCCCTTGAAGCCCCGCTTACTAGCAACTACTTCAAGAAGTTCCGTCAGCTCCCTCTCGCGCAGCAGCGCAAGCAGCAGGAGATGCAAATGGAGCAAGCCTTCTACAACTCCGTGTTCTACGGTCAGGAGATCAACGATAAGCAGACTGTTGAAGGTTACACAGACCTGCCTCAGGTAATGGACCCAGCCAACACAAGCTGCGCCCTTGAGTTCAAAGCCAACACTCTTGGCATTCGTACTCAGCTCGGCAAGTGCGGCAAAGTCTCGGACAAACAAGGCAACGCCCTCAGCTTGGACTCGATCTTCGAGACCTGCTACCTGCTGAAGCGTTACCGCGAGACCACCAGTGGTTCCGTTGAGGTTATCGACGCGATGACTGACCGCTTCACTGCGGCCAAGATCCGCGACATGATGATCAAGTACTACAACTCCAAGTACAGCACTAGCTCGTCACTGTTCTATCAGCCGGGTCAGAAGATCACCTACAATGGTGCTACTGTTCTTGAGTACAACGTGTACGACTTGCCGGACCAAGGCGTCCAGCTCGCCGTGTTCACTGATCCGTACTTCGATGATCGTATCGGTGCCTTCCAGACTGCTCACAAGAGCCGTTCACGCGGCCTGTGGATGATCGACTGGAGCGACATCGCAATCAACATTATCGGCACTAACAGTGTGAAGCGTCAGACTAACGTCAACGACAACCTTTACAACTGTGTCATTACGCCGAACGTAACTCACTACATGCTGAACTCGAAAACCTTCGAGGTGCGCGTGGGAGACACCAACCGTCACGCAGTTATCGAGAACTTCTCGGACGCCTGCCCAACGGTAACTAACACCACCGCAAGCTGCACTGTAGCAACGAGCTAAGTCTCGGGGGTGGAGAAACGCAGAGTCCTTAGGGACATTTGGAGGGGGCTTCGGCCCCCTCCATTTTAACCATTCAAAAACCTGAACATGGCTAATAAGACTAAATACTACTCAGCAGTAAACTGTAACCGACTTTTCTCAGTTGGTGACAAACAGATAGAGTTCGAGCCAACGGCCCATATCGGAGGCGTTTGGCACGGCGTATACAGCACTGATGACAAGGAAGAACAGGGCTACCTGAAGGGGGAGCTTGGTGTCTCGGAGATGTCTCAGAAAGAGTGGGATGAGTTAGGTCAAAAAAAAACACCGATCTCAGCCGAATTCAATCCCTTACCAACGCTCTCGTCAGCCAAGGCATCCCAACAAACCCTCAATCAGGTGGAGGATGTGGGACCTGTGCAAAGCGTGGTGCAAGGCAAGCAGGCTGAAGCTGAAAAAGCTGCTGAGGTTGACCTGAACGAGGCCCTCCAAACAGGGGCTACAGACAGGGCTTCCTCTGGGAAATCAAAGCGAGGCAGGCAGTCTAAGAAATAACATTGCCCGCCCGCCAGCTAGACCTTACTTTTAGGGTATATGACGTGGGCAGAATTTAAGACCGCTGTTCGTGTCTACCTCACCGTAGACAGCAACAGGCTGAATACTCAAGACTTCGTGAACAGGTCCATCCTGTCCGGGGTCATTGATATACAGTCCTATATCCCCTACTACAGGGTTCATGGCTCCGTAACCTACAGCCTAAATGGCACAATCAAGGACACCGAGCCTCTGGCAGTTGATGAAAGTGCCAGCTCGGGGGCACTTGAGGGGGACATGAGGATTACCGACGCCTACTTTGTGGACGGTAAAGAGGACTACGATTGGCAGGACGACCTGTCTGAAGCAGCCGACTCTAACAGCGAGTGCTTCAGGTTCCCTCTTACAGTGTGGGCTTGGGCCAATAGGCATGACTTACTGTGTGGCGCGGCAGAGGGCCATCACGCCATTTCGATCCACCCCAACGGCGTTAACTTCATTGTTTACCCTCAGGTCACGTCAACGGATAAGATAGAAATCTTCTTCCAGAATATAGACAGGACTTTCTCTGATACAGATCAGGTCCCGTTTGGGGATGAGGAGGTTATTCAAGCTGTGGCTGAGTATGTGAAGTCCAAGCTGGCGAGGGAAGTTGACAGGGATATTCAGATGCACATGAGCTACCTGAGTTCCTACGAAAAGCTCCGCCAAAGAATTTACCTAGACGCTAGGGACCGCAAGAAGGTGGCATACAGCAATGTATCTCCGCTGTCTGACAACGCGGTCAACCACAAGAACAAGGGCTGCGATACCAGCGGCTCTATAATAACAACCTTAACCTCCTCTTCTTGCTAATGAGTTCAATCATTGTATCCAACGATAAAAGTGACGGCACCCCCAACGTGCCAAACGCTGTGACTTCGCCCAAGTGGAAGAGCTACATGTGGCGCAGGAACACTACCGGGTCTGATGTAAACCTGTACATCTGGGATGACACTGCCGCGTCTGACACCACTTACCTTAAGTGGAAGAAGATAGGGAACTTCATCCAGTTCGACGGACTATCCAACTATGCCGACGATACTGCCGCTGCGGCTGGCGGAGTCATGGTCGGGGCCATGTATCACACAAACGGCACACTTAAAATTAGGCTTAGCTAAATGTCGGCATTTGTTGTCAGCAATGACAGGTCTGACGGATCTCCGAATGTACCGGATGCAAATGCTAACGGAAAGTGGAGGTCCTATTTCTGGAGAAGGAACAGGGAGTCCGGTTCTGGCGCGTCTACATCTATCTATGTATGGGACGAGAGCCTAGTAACGCCTGATGCCACTTACCTTAAGTGGGTTCCTGTGGGGAACTTCATCACGCCCACAAACCTGACTTCGCTCCAAGCTGCCTCTACAAAAGTAAGCATCACAAGCAGCGCGGGCAATGTTTACTTCGATGTTGTCGAGGCTAACATACCTATTACAGGGCTTTCAGGTGTCGCAAACGCATCGCAGCTCCCCACCAACATTGTATACAACGATGCGGCAAACACCTTCAGCCAGCACACTACGTTCAGCTCCGGCCTTACTGGCACGCTGACAGGTAACGCTGACACGGCCACAAAGCTGGCTGCTGGCAAGGACATAACTCTGACCGGGGATGCAACGGGCTCGGTTACAGGGGTTGATTTCTCCCAGAACATAACCATAAACACAACCGTAACCCACCAAGCGGTAGGGTCGGCCACTGCTTACTGGAACGCCAGCCACCTGATGGGCAGGGTTATAGGAAATCAGGTTCCGGCTAACGGTGATGTTTATACTTGGAACTCTGTTACCAGTAACTGGGAGCCAGCCCCGTCTGTTCCCACAGCCCTTAACGGCTTGTCGGATGTAATCATTAGCAACATCCAGAACGACAACATAATCAGGTACAACTCCACATCCTCTCAGTTTGAGAATGTGGCCATAACCACTGATACAGTCGCTGAGGGTAGCTCCAACCTCTATTACACGGAAGCTCGATGGGACACTAGGCTTGGCACCAAGACCACTGATGACGTGGCTGAGGGCACAACGAACATCTACTACACAGATGCCAGATGGGACACAAGGCTTGGCACTAAGACCACGGATGACGTAGCTGAGGGTAGCTCCAATCTTTACTTCACTGATGAGAGGGTTGACGACAGGCTGAGCAACCTCCTGTCTGACGGAGACGGGATCACGGGTTCTTACAACGACGCAGGTAACTCCTACTCCATAAGCGTAGACATCAAGCCTAACTCAGGGTTGGATTTCGACACAGCCCAGCTGAAGGTTGATATGGGTGACTTCAGCACCACGGATCTATCTGAGGGCACCAACCTTTATTACACGGACGCAAGATGGGATACGAGGCTCGGAACAAAGAGCACATCAGACCTGTCTGAGGGTACTAACTTGTACTACACCGATGCTCGTTGGGATACCCGATTAGGGACCAAGACCACAGACAACCTCACCGAAGGTTCTTCAAATCTCTACTACACGGACGCACGCTGGGACACAAGGCTGGGAACAAAGACAACGGATAACCTCTCTGAGGGGTCTTCTAACCTGTACTACACTGATGCACGCTGGGACACACGGCTGGGGACCAAGGACACTGGGGACCTAGCTGAGGGTTCAAACCTTTACTACACTGATGCCCGTTGGGATACACGGCTAAGTGCTAAGACTACCGACGATGTTTCAGAGGGGTCATCAAACCTGTATTACACAGACGCACGCTGGGACACGAGGCTCGGAACCAAAGATACCGGGGATCTGTCTGAAGGGTCCAACCTGTACTACACTGACGCTAGGTGGGATACGAGGCTAGGCACTAAGACCACCGACAACTTAACAGAGGGTAGCACTAATCTCTACCACACTAACGCACGGGCGCAGGCATCCCTCACTAGCAGCTCAAACTCCAACGGAGTTGTGCTGCAGTCTTACGACAACAGTAATGGTCAGTTCTCAACCACAGACCTTGATACTAGGTTCCATCCTAAGGGTGGCAGCTCTACAGAGAACTTCGTAGCCAACAATCTGACAGTCCACGGCACCACCTTAACCAAGGACACTCAGCAGGTTAACATTGGCGACAATATAATGCTCCTCAACGCTGAGGAGACTGGCTCCCCCACAGAGAATGCTGGCATTGAGGTGGAGCGCGGGACTGGCACCAATACCACGCTCAGATGGAACGAGTCCAGTGACAGGTGGGAGTTCACTAATGATGGCTCAACCTATAAGCCGATCCCAGTAGACACTGACGGCCTGACGGAGGGCAGCTCCAATCTATACTACACGAACAGCAGGTGGGACACGAGGCTAGGCACTAAGACCACAGACGATTTAACAGAGGGTAGCACCAACGTCTATTACACGGACAGCAGGTGGGATACGAGGCTCAGCACCAAGACTACGGATGACGTGTATGAGGGTAGCAGCAACCTGTACTACACGGACTCTAGGTGGGACACACGGCTAAGCGCGAAGAGCACTGATGATTTAACAGAGGGCAGCAGTAACCTGTATTACACAGACAGCAGGTGGGACACGAGGTTAAGTGCCAAGACTACTGATGATGTAACCGAAGGGAGCAGCAACCTCTATTACACCGATTCGCGTTGGGACACGAGGCTGGGCGCAAAGACCACTGACAACCTCACTGAGGGCAGCAGCAACATATATCATACAGACGCTAGGGCTATATCCGCTGTAACCGGAAGCAGCCTCAACATGGGGAGCAATGATATTACCACCACTGGTAAGATACTTTTCTCCAATGTCTACACAGCTGAAGCCAATCTGCCTAGTGCTTCCACCTACCACGGCATGTTCGCGCATGTCCACGGCACGGGCAAGGGCTACTTCGCGCACGGAGGTAACTGGCATAAGCTGCTGGATGAAACCTCTTCTGACACTGACGACCTGACCGAGGGCAGTGCCAACCTTTACTACACCGATGCACGCTGGGATACGCGATTTGGCACAAAGACCACTGACAATCTGACTGAAGGCTCTAGCAACCTTTACTACACAGATGCAAGGTGGGATACGAGGCTTGGTACTAAGACTACAGACAACCTTACCGAAGGCTCCAGTAATCTCTACTACACAGACTCTAGGTGGGATACAAGGCTGGGTACAAAGACCACGGACAACCTGACTGAAGGCTCCACCAACCTCTATCATACTTCTGCTAGGGTTGACGCAAGGATCGGCGCAGCTTCTGTTGGGGATTTGTCTGACGTTGATTTAAGCGGGCTGTCACACCAGCAGACTTTGGTGTATAACTCGTCCACAGGTAACTTTGAGCCGGGGTCTTCTGGCGGTGGTGGCGGTGGCGGTGGAGGCCACACAATTCAGGATGAAGGCACCGATGTAAGCACCGTCAGGTCTAAACTAAATTTTGTCGGGGAACTTGTAGGGGCTGCTGACGATGGCACCGACTCAACCGACGTAACTATTAACGCCAAGACAGTCTGGCTATACGCATCATAACATGGCAGCAACGCACAAACTATTAAGCAGTGGGCAATTAGCTGGATCAACGGCTAACATTTATGACCCAAACTCCGTGACAGGTATGGTTAAGACTGTCGTGCTACACAACACCAACTCTTCTAGCGAGTCGGCTGAGATTTATTTTAATGGAACTGCTGACGCTAACCGAATGCTTAAGGTGACTCTGGAGGCAAACGAAACTTTTGAATGGAGCGTGGGGCACATGGTCGTGGTTCTTGATGCAGAGACTCTCAAAG